ATTGAAATGAAACACTTTTTTTAGATTTCCAGGTCTTAAGTCATTGATTTTATTACATTTTTTATGTTTTATTCAACTGATTATCTATCAGTTACCATTTAATATGTGTTTCAAAACTACCTAACCCCTTGATATTGTTACAGAATACCACCTAGTGAGTATAAAACCTTTTTTTGCTTAGTATAGTATCAACATTTTCTAAAATAACTTACATTAATTTCTTCAGTAAAAACAAACACTTAACAAATTAATTCAATTTATTTCACATTTTTATCATTTTTTACTTGTATTAATTTTGATTACATGCTCTACTTTAATCATCAGCAAGGCAACTAGCCAAGTTGGTAAGAAGTAAAAGAAAGTTTTTAGTTTGAGAAAAGCGTTCTTTTAGTAAGCATAAGAAACTAAGTCTTATTAATCGCAACAAAACAAAATAGAAGGTTTCAGTTTTGAGATAATCGTTCTTGTAACAACTTTCCCAAAACATTTTAAAAAAACTTCTTGACTAACAAAGTTTAAAATGCTCAACTGATAATACGAAAAGACAAAAGGAAACGACAACCTTTTAAAAAAATAGTGCAAGTGCGATACTTAAGACATCGAACCTATCAAGTGCAACTTCACTATACGATAGATGCGAATGCTTACCCATATGTGGGCAAGACATGGGCTAACTAGGTGTGCCAAAAGGGTGGTAACTTCTTAGACTAGACAAGTGCCAAGTAAGAGGCTTGTTGAATATGGGAAAAGTGCGACCAACGAAATCCTAGGGTGGTCAATGGTAAGTAGGCGAGAAATTTCTAGAAGGGCAAGTTTTGTTTGTTGTCTTGTCCTTTCCCTACGGTGCTAGGGCTTTAATCTACAAACTATATTACATGAAAAGTGAGCTAAGAGTTTAAGAGAAAAACACTTGGGTTATATACCTAAAACAATTACCTTATGGCATCAAGATAAATGCCTCATGTAGTGAATTAACCTAATGACTAAGGGCATTGTGAATATTTTTTATAATGCCCTTTACATTGTGTTGTTAAAGGGTATAATGCCCTTAACTTTAACCATTAATGGAGAATACAACATGGCTATTAAAACAATCAATGCAACTTTTTGGAAACAATCAACGGGTTTAACGGGTCAAAACTTGACACAATCAAACCAAAAAAAGTTTACTAGAGTTGCTAAGAAGTATAAAAAGGTTACAGAAAAATCACTTTCTAAGACTAGATTATACAAGGCTAGTAGGGTTGGAGCAAGAAACTTGAAGAAGGAGTTTGGTACTAGAATTGGTAGTACTAGCATTGCGACCTTTGAAATGTTACTTACTGCAATTGATAAAGAACTCAATGGAGTTAAGCACTCTATTGAATTTGGTGAGTTTCAAGTTAAGTCTTACAATGACTTTGCTAACTCAACTGCTACTAGGAAAAAAGCCTAGTAAGGTTAAGTACAATGTGATATATTCCCCTTGTATCGCATTGTACCCTTTAACTACACAACTAAACCAACTTAGGAGAATACCCCATGACTAGTAGACAAGAATTATTTATGATGTTAGATAGAGTTAATAAATCTTACAATCTAGAACTTGACTTAAATCATTCATCAATATATGGTGGTTGGCAATTAACAAATAAAGAAGGCAGTACTATAATTAAACATAGAGTACCCATAAGAGAAATGTTATCTTTTCTTGATGGTATGAGTAAAGCAAAGGAGATGTTATGAAAAAAACAATTACTGAAAAAGAATTTAAAATAGCAGTCTTGAGAATATGCTTAAACAAAATATTACTTGACAACATAAAAAAGAAACTAACAAATCAGTAAAGGATATTACCCCCATGATTACAACTAAAAACATAATAGCTATATACAAACTAGCTAAACCAAGTGAGATAAAACATGGCTTAACTTGGTACGTCAACGCTAACTCAGACTGTAGGGAGATAGCTGAGAAACTTGAACTACCCTTACATATTGTGATAGGGGTAGTATCTGCACTAAGTCCTAATAACAAGTGGGAACGTAACATAATCAATGCAGAAGATTTATGTACTGCCTTTATCAATGGGCAAGATATGGATAGCATCAAGGTTAGCACATATCATAAGATGAAGGAGAAAGCATGGAGTATATTACAATCAATGCCAAGCTATGATGAAACTATTGATATACTCAATGGCAAGAAAATTGTATCATTCTTTAGGAATATAAGTGGAGATGAAACTGATATTACTATTGATGGACATGCTAGAAATATCTACTACAATGATAAACAAGGCTTGACAACACCTAATACAAACATTAAAAAGAATGAGTATAAGGATATACAAAAGGCATATGCTAGGGCATCTAAAAAGCTAGGTATCAAGGCATACGAATTGCAAGCTATAACATGGGTAGCATGGAGACGAATACATGGAATTACATAACGTATCACTTAATAGGTTAGTACCTATATACTTAATGAGTTCATACTTATACTATGAATGTGATTTGAATGTACTAAAAGATGAAGAATTTGACTATGTCTGTAAAAAGTTATATGATAATTTTGATGACGTTACACATATGCACAAACACTTACTTGATAAAGATAACTTGAAGGCAGGTAGTGGATATGGTATAACTTATACAAATATGATTATGAGTAGTGCTATGAGTTGGTATAAGGAGAATGAATAATGATACAAAAAAATGATGTAGCTACAAAACTAAAACAGATAATAAAAGTAGCTAGAGAATATGAGATAGATGCTGACTCACAAATAGATGGGTATGACTATTTAATTAATGACGTAGAAAAACTTTTGAAGGAGATGCAACATGATACAAGTAACTAGACAATCTGTATTGACAAGAAAAATAAATACAATGGAACTACCTATATCACAAGAGCATCTAGATATCTATGATACTGTAGGAGATATACTAGTACAAGATGCTTTTCCTAATTTAGATAAGGAGCAACGTGAGTTCTTGATAAGTGGTATAACACCCCAAGAATGGAATGAAACTTTTGGAGAAGAGGAGAATGAATAATGAAACATTGGTATACTAAAGAAGAAATGGGCGAAGGTTTCCAATATAATCAAGAAGAACATGATGACAATCAATATAATTCCTTGGTTGTTATTGATGAGCATGAAGAAAACACCATGCGAACTAAGTATCTCATAAGAGATGTATGGGATATGGAGAAACTACTTGACTTAAAGAAACATTTAGATAATATAATATTAGATAGGAGACAATAATGGCTAAAAATCAATTTGGAAAATCAAAAGAAATAGACAATGCTTATGCTACATATAGAGTTGACAACCCTAGTAATGGCATGTATTTTGAATGGAAAATCCTTAAGACATACCAAGTAAAGTCTAATGAGGATAAAAATGAGTATGCTAGATGGTTTACTGCATGTAAATCCCCTATGACATACGATAGTTGGGAGTATGGAGATGCCTACATAAGTGAAATCATGTCTGTAAACCCTAAATTAATCAATGCAACTGAAGAATGGAGAAAAGAATATGACATTAACTAATAAAATGATACTAATGATATGCCTAATGTTAGGAACTGCTATGTTTATCAATGGGTTAAACGAGTTAATGTATGAAGTAGGTTTGGTTTATATACTATCATACACCCTATCAATCGTAATGTTATGTGTAGGCATTCGACTACTAACAAAAATAGAGGATAATACAAATGGAAGAGGAAGAACTGTATAATCTATTTGAGGAAACTCTTAGAGATGATGAAGAAGACTGTTTACCCTTAGAAGAAATACCAACTTTATATGGAGATTGCTATGGCTAATGTAAGTGCAAAAGTAACTGAGATAAATCTAAAAGTAAAACCACAAGAGTTATCAATACTTCTTGATGCTCTTTATGATGCTATGAGTGAAATGGAAACTGTTAATGATGACTTCTCACTAGTAACTTTGAATGTAGAAGGTAAGCTACCTTTCTATAAAGTAGAAAAAAAATCTGACCCACACGTTAGGGAATGGTTTATCAAGTATAGAAGATTAGCTGTACAACTAGATAGAATGTATGTTAAGGTAATAAAACTAGGAGGAGTATGATAATGAACGTGCTAAGTTTATTTGATGGTTGTAGTGGTGGTCAAGTTGCCTTACAAAAGCTAGGTATCCATGTAGACAACTACTATGCAAGTGAGATAGATAAGTATGCAATCAAGGTAACTCAAGCTAACTTTCCTAACACTATTCAGCTAGGAGATGTTACACAAGTAAAGCCTAGTGAAAGGGGTATGGGTGTTGACTATGCCTTAGACTATGACCCACCTATTGATTTACTTATGGGTGGTTCGCCATGTCAAGGTTTCTCATTCGCAGGACATCAGCTTAACTTTGATGACCCACGTAGTAAGTTATTCTTTGACTTCATACGTATCAGAGATGAGTGTATGCCTAAGTATGTACTGCTAGAGAATGTACGAATGGCTAAGAAATCACAAGATGTAATATCTAAGTATATGGGATTTGAACCACAAGCATTGAACTCAAGCAAAGTATCAGCACAAAATAGATACAGATTGTATTGGTTTGGTAAACGTGTAGGCGATAGCTATGAGCAGATACCTATACCCCCTATGATTGAAAAGGGTATCACTATGCAAGACATACTAGAAGATGGCTATGCTACAGATGAGATGACTAGCAATGGCAAGTCACATTGTCTTACTGCAAGATACAATGGTGCAGTATGGTGGAATAGTATTGAACGTAAGCAACGTACTATGGTACTCAAGGATAATCCTACCATGTCTAAAGATGGATTGATTAGGGTTGGTACTGCTGACCTCAAAGGGCATGACTCAATCAAGCGAGTGTATGCACAAGAAGGTAAAGCACCTACACTCACCACCATGCAAGGTGGACATAGAGAACCAAAGGTTGCAGTAGGTAGAATTGTGAATCGTAGACTTGATGAGAATGGTACACGAAAGGATTACCAACTTGAACTACCTTACACAAGACAGATAGAAGTTCGCAAAGATGAGAAGTCTAACTGTCTCACTACTGTACAAAAAGATAACGTGCTAGTGTCTAAAGATATGTGGCGAAAGCTAACACCACTTGAGTGTGAACGATTGCAAACACTACCTGACAACTACACCAATCATGTATCAAACTCACAACGATACAAAATGATTGGCAATGGATGGACAGTTGATGTGATTGCACATATACTCAAGGGTATACCATTAGCTGAGACGTGGCATGAAATGTATAACAATAACAAGGAGTTAGTATAATGAATAGATTTATTATTGAGAAGACACCACATGAGATTGCTAAGTCTCTATGTGACCAACACGTAGTCAAGATGCCACTTGAAGAAGCACAGATGCTATGCACTACACTATGGCATCATGCACCACAGTATGCAGAGGAGCATGACTTGTACAAACCTGTGCATCAGAAGCACCCTTGCACGTTATGGGCAATGGAGTGTCAGCTTAATTACATATGGGCATTTAGTTTGTATGATGCTATGTTGACTGAGTACACTAACAGATATAAAAAGATACATGGTGCAGTCAAACACTTCACACCTTTATGGGAAGGCAGAAAGTTTGTACCTGATTGGAAGAACTTTATGACACCACACCCACAATGCTTTAGTGGGCATGATGATTTGAAGACAGATGAGAGTTTTCCTATTGAAGCATACAGAGCATTTTATAAAGTTGACAAACTTAGATTTGCTAGGTATAAGTATACACAGAAACCACAATGGCTAGAAGGAGAAGTAGCATGAAAGTAAAACAGTTAATCAAAATCGCAGAAGCAATAACAGGTAAACTACCTGCAGATATGTATGAGTTAGATGAGGTAGAACATAAATCTTATCATAGAGATGAACCTATACGAATAGCAGACATGGATGTTGTGTACTTAGTCAGAGCATTTAGGCATCAAGAACGTATGCTGAACAGGCAAGTAGGTGTTACAGATACGGCACTCAAGATAGCTAAGGAACGTGACATGTGGAAAGAGAAAGCCATGAACATGGTAGAGAAACAATCATTCAACAAAGTCAAAGAAGCCTTGGCTGAAGTGAATAGGCAACCTACTGTTAAGGCAGAAGCATATGACATAGCATGGAAAGAAGTAGATAGGTCTAATGCAAGGGCAAATATGTGGAAGAAAGAGTATGAGAAGGCAACACACAAGAAGGGTTGCAACTATGTATTCAGCGAGATACCTAACGACACAGAAGGTCAAGCGTTTGTTGACACTATGAAGAAGTATCTTAACAAAGAATCATATAAGATGCGAGTACGTGGACAACACATCAAGGAAGAACTCAAGGGTACAGGTGCTACCTGTTTTGGTCAAAGATTGGATGAGTCATCTCATATGAGAGTTTATGTGGATATTAAATAAGGAGAAATACTATGCCTGTATATGATAAGGATGGAAACATAGAAAAATGGAGTTGGTATGATATTTTTTGGGATGTCGAGAAAAAAAAGTTCTTTCCTCCTAGATGGTGGGTAAAACATTTAGCTGAACAGTCTGAGGATGATTGGGAATTGCCTTGGTTTATTCAGAGTAAAATATATTGGCTCAACGATTATCTAGATTGGTTGAAGCAACCTAGAGGTGTTACATCAACTGTACAACCATTTAAAAAGAAATACATAATAAAAAGTTTGTATGATTCTGATTACTTTGATTATGATGGAGCAGGAGATTGTTACACAGTAGAGGAAAGATATGATGTACATGATTCTTTGGATGACATCTTAAAATCACTAAAGAAAAATATCAGATGTGAAAATGGAATGAAACCTAAATTAGACACAGTAGAAGAGTATTGTCAGGAGTTTGGGTTTGAAGTTTATGAAAGGTTGTATTAATGCAGTTAAAAAACTTAGCAGATGAGTACTATTTATCTAGTGATTTCAGTATGTTAGCAGATAAAACTAAAGCAGACTATCAATACTTTCTAGGTGTCATGCTTGATACATCTGTCGATGGTAAGAAATTGTCAAGCACAAAATTACCAAAGATGTCAGGTGCTAAGGCTAGACGAGCATATGAAGTGTGGCTAAAACGTGGCATTTCTATGGCTAATCATATATGCTCTGTAGCAAGGAAACTATTTTCATTTGCTATGGAGATGGGGTATGCTGAGAGCAATCCATTTTCTACATTCAGAAGAAAAGCTACCCATGTTAGGAAAGTTGTATGGACAAAAGACCAAGTTTGTCAATTTCTTGACTATGCCTATAGTGAATTTAAGTATAGGAACATAGGATTGATTGTACAAATGGCTTACGAATGGTGTCAAAGAGTAGGAGATATGAGAATGTTAGAGTTTTCTAGCATAGATTTTGATAAAAGTGTGCTAAATTTGCAACAGTCGAAGAGAAGAAGTGTGGTTCATCTACCAATTTCACTTGACTTATTAGAAATGCTTAAACAGCAGAAGGAAGAGTATGGTTTTCAGTCTTATGTCGCACCCTACCCAACAGCGATGAGAGGAGCATACGAGCCATATTCTCTTCATAGGCTTTCAAAGGTAGCAAGAAAGGTAATGAAGCTCTGTGGACTGCCTGATGAGCTAAGAATAGCTGACTTAAGACGAACAGGAACTACTGAGATGGTAGAAGCAGGTGTATCTATGGGTCAAATTATGTCTGTCACGGGTCACGCTAACCCCAATAGTGTGAAACCTTACATGAAAAATACTTATGCCTCTGCAGAAAATGCATTGACAACTCGAAAAAAGTATGCTATAAGCACAGGGTAAGTGCCGAACAAAAGAATATTATATAACATATAAGTGAGATATACAATGAATATATATAACTATGTAAATGATTTACAGCTAAGTGTAGGAGAAAGTAAAAGACTTACTTGTCCTAACTGTAATGGTTATAAAACATTTACAGCTACCAATAATATGGGTAGACTGTTATGGAATTGTTATAAATCTACTTGTAAGATTTCAGGCTCGACACGTGTTCATCTATCTGTAGATGATATACGTGATGCGATTACAGGTGATGTTCTAGATTTTGATAGAGAAGAATTTGTAATGCCTGAATACGTGGTGTCACATAACTACAGAAAGGAAGTGATGGACTTCTGCAAACTGTGGGATTTAGATTGTGACAAATTGAATCTACACTACGATGTCAAGGACAAGCGAGTTGTATTTCCTGTCGAGCATGGCGATTACATTGTCGATGCAGTTGGTAGGTCAGTAACAAAGTTATTACCTAAATGGAAAAGATATGGAAAAAGTAGCTTGCCTTTTGTTCATGGTTGTGGTAGTGTAGCAGTTGTTGTTGAGGATTGTGTTAGTGCATCTGTGGTAGGTAGTGATGTATTAGTTGGGGTAGCTGTGTTGGGTACGTCATTGGCAGAGTCTCATAAGAAGTATCTTTCACGATTCTCAACAGCAATCATAGCACTCGACCCTGATGCCTTACCTAAGACACTATCGTTTGCAAAAGAATTGAGAGGATACGTACAAGATATTAAAATAATTAGATTGACAGATGACTTAAAATATCGTAAGGAATCTGATATGGAAAAACTATTAACCCTAACCCCAAAGGAGTAACAACATGGAACTATCGTTAATAAGAAGTCTTATGGATAAAACATTCTACGATGACCACAGAGGAGCAAAGTGTCCTGATAGGTTATTCAGTAAGGATGTTCGTAAGATTAAACAGTCTCTCGACAAAGCTATGCATACATACGAGAGAACAGTAACACCTGATGAGATTGAAGCATTGTTCATGTCTAACAATCCATCAATGACTACTGCACAGAAACAAGCATACTCTGCTCTGTTTGCTAACATCAAGAAGGAGCAACCACTTGGAACAGACATTGCACAGGAAGTACTATCTAAATTGTTTCAGCAAGTTGTTGGCGAGGACATTGCCAATCTTGGGTTTGACTATGTTAATGGTGCTAAATCCTCTCTTGAACCCCTTAGAAATCTTCTTGAGATGTATGGGGATGATTTTACACCTAACCTTAACATAGAATGGGATGACATCTCTATTGAGACACTTCTAGCTAAGAATGATTTAGAAGCTAGATGGACATTCAATATACCTACTTTGACACGTAAGGTAGATGGTATCAACGCAGGTCACTTGATTGAGATAGGTGCTAGACCCAATACAGGTAAGACATCTTTCCATGCATCGTTGATTGCAAGTCCAGGTGGTTTTGCACATCAAGGTGCTAAGTGTGTTATCCTATGTAACGAAGAAGGTTATCACAGAGTTGGTGCAAGATACTTGACGGCTGCCACAGGCATGACTGTTCACGATGTCAAGAATAATCCTAGTGAAGCACAAAGAAGATACAAGCCTGTGTTTGATAACATCAAGATACGTGATGCATCAGATAGAGATATGGCATGGGTCGAGAGTGTGTGTAAGGCATATCAACCTGACATACTAGTACTAGACATGGGAGATAAATTTGCAAGGACAGGTGGGTTTGCTAGACAAGATGAAGCACTCAAAGCTAATGCAATACATGCTCGACAGATAGCTAAATCATACAACTGTGCAGTTCTTTACATGTCACAGCTATCTGCTGAAGCTGAAGGTAAGATTGTATTGAATCAATCCATGATGGAAGGCTCACGTACAGGTAAGGCTGCTGAAGCTGACCTGATGATACTGATAGCAAAGAACCCACAAGTAGAAGGACAAGACGAAGAAGATATACAGAGACATCTTAATGTAGTTAAGAATAAGTTATCAGGTTGGCATGGCTCAGTTCATTGTGAACTTGATTATAGGACAGCGAGGTATACAGCATGAAGCTGACGTTAGACGTAGAGAATACTGTCACACATAGGGGTGGCAAGCTACATCTAGACCCATTCGAGGAGAATAACAAACTCGTTATGGTTGGATGCCTGACTGATACAGGCAAGGAGTATTTGTTTAGAGATGACTTCACAGGTGTGCAGGAATTACTAGACGAAGCTACAATCTTGATTGGTCACAACATTGTTCATGACCTATTGTGGTTGTGGGAATGTGGATTCAAATATGATGGTCCTGTCTTTGATACAATGCTTGGTGAATACATCTTGCAACGTGGACAGAAAGAACCGTTATCACTAGAAGCATGTGCTATCAGGCATGACTTAGATACTAAGAAACAAGATACAATGAAAGAGTACTTTAAGAACAATGTATCTGTGGATGAGATACCACCACAAGAGTTATCTGATTATCTGTCTGCTGACTTGAAAGCTACACAACAGTTAAGTGATTCTATCTACAGAAGATTGAACACAGTAGAGAATGCTAGTCTGATGGAGACTGTTATCTTTACTAACCAAGTAGCTATCTCACTAGCTAAGATATATCAACGTGGATTTACAGTTGACAAGAATGCCTTAGATTCAGTACGTGTACAATTTGAACAAGAGAAACAAGACATAGAAAGGAGACTAAACAAACAAGTAAAAGAACTAATGGGTGATACACCTATCAACTTAAACAGTCCTGAACAGATGTCGTGGGTTATATACAGTAGAAAGCCTCTCGACAAGACACTATGGGCAAATAACTTTACACCGTACATGGATGCTACAGATTATAGGCAAATGGTAGCTACTAAGTCTACCATAGTATATAAAACAAAGGCAGAGCAGTGTAATGATTGTTCAGGTGCAGGACATATTAGAAAGGTAAGGAAAGATGGAACTCCTTTTGCTAGACCTACCAAATGTAGTAGTTGTGATTCTAGTGGCTACATATTTATTCCTGACAAACATGTGATAGGTGGACTCAAGTTTAATGCACCTAATGCCAAGTGGGTTAGTGCTAATGGTTTTAGTGTCAACAAGACTAACCTAGGTACATTGTATACTATTGCCAAACAAAAGAATATGACTAATGCTATGAACTTCTTATCAGACTTACAGAGACTATCAGCATTAGATACTTATCTGTCATCTTTTGTGGAAGGTATACAAACTCATATCAAGCCTGATGGTAAGTTACATGTACGATTACTACAGCATAGAACTGCTACAGGCAGGTTTAGTGGTGCTGACCCTAACATGCAGAACATGCCTAGAGGTGGTACGTTTCCTGTTAAGAAAGTGTTTGTGTCACGTTGGAAGGGTGGCAAGATACTTGAAGCTGACTTTGCACAGTTAGAGTTCAGAGCTGCTGCATTTTTATCACAAGACCAAACTGCAATGAAGGAGATTGAAGATGGATTTGATGTTCACAGTTATACTGCTCGTGTTATTAGTGATGCTGGTGAAAAGACTTCTAGGCAAGAAGCCAAAGCACATACCTTTGCACCACTCTACGGAGCAACAGGATTTGGCAGGACACCTTCTCAGGCTACATATTATAAACACTTCACAGACAAGTACAAAGGAATCGCACTATGGCACACCAGATTGGCTAAAGAAGTTATGACTACAGGTAAGATAAAGATACCTTCAGGTCGAGAGTTTTCCTTCCCTGATGCTAAGAGATATGCAAGTGGTAAGATAACCCACTTCACGCAGGTTAAGAATTATCCTGTACAGAGTTTTGCTACTGCTGATATAGTTCCACTTGTACTTATGCATATAGATAAGCTACTGTCTACGTTGAAGTCCTGTGTTGTGAATAGTGTACATGATTCAATTGTCATAGACATACATCCGGATGAGGAACAACAAGTATTGTCTCTACTAAAGTCAGCAAATGATGAACTACTAAACATTATAAATCGCAAGTTTAATATAGATTTTAATGTGCCATTATTACTAGAAGCAAAAATAGGTAATAATTGGCTTGACACCAAAGACGTTTTGTGATATAACAATAAAACTTTAACAAAGGAGAAAATATATATGAGTGATTTAGTAACTATTGATACTACCAATTATGCCGCAATGGCAAAGGCTATGGGCATAGCAGGAGAGAATACTTCTACAGATAAGAAGTCTAATACTCTGCCAAGGTTAAAGATAAACCATTCACCTATTATGGGTGAAGCAGAAGTACAAGGCAAGTCTATGAATGTAGAAGTTGTGCAAGGTGGCACATACAAGTTGGATATACCTGACGATAAGGCTGTATATTCATCTTCAGCTACCATAAGACCTTTTCTACAGCGATTTATGTACAAAAGGTTTCTTAAGAATATGAATGCGAAGCCTGGTGAGCCTATGGGCACGTATCATAAAACTCTTATGGCAGATAATCTCAATATAGACCTGAAAGATAATCAAGGTGGGTTTAATTGTGGTAAGCCATCAGGGTACATTCAAGACTTCAAATCATTACCTGAGAAGACGCAGGAACTTATTAAGCAGATAAAAAGAGTTCGTGTTGTATTTGGTTTAGTTGACTTAGTTAATCCTGTAGACGAAAAGGGTAATGGAGTTGAGATAGACAGTCAACCATTTATATGGGAGATTGATAATAGGGATGCCTTCAAGATAATGGCTATGCCTTTTACCAAGCTATCTCAAATGAAGAGACTACCTGTTCAGCATAACGTGACTCTTGGTACAGAGCAAAGAAAGTTACCTAATGGTAATTCCTTTTATCTTCCTACTGCAAGCCTAGATATGTCTAAGACTATTGATTTAACTAGTGCAGACCAAGAGATGTTTGCTAATTTCTTATCTTGGGTAGAAAACTACAATAGCTATATCATCAGTGAATGGGATGCTAAGGCAAGTCACCACGACGAAGATGATAACTCTGTAGTTAGTGACTTCATAGATATTGAAGAAGAGGTAGCCTAATGCAACACCGTGGTGAATTGGCGATTAGTCAGTACTTAGAGAATGCTTCTAAGGGCTTGACATCAATGAGTGATGAGACTATCAATCGTGTAGGCGAAGAAATAAAGGAAGCACTCAAACGTCAGTTTGCAGGTGGTAATAAGCGAGATGGGTTTAGGTTACGTATGTCAAATATAGGTAGACCTTCATGTCAGCTATGGTTTGAAAAGAACAAGCCTGAGACTGCGTTACCTAGACCCACTACGTTTGTTATGAACATGATGATTGGTGATATAGTTGAGTCTGTATTCAAGGCACTACTAACTGAAGCTAAAGTAGCATACAAAGATAGTGATACTGTAGCCCTTGAAATTGACGATAAAACTACTATATCAGGTTCATACGATTTAGTTGTTGATGATGCAGTTGATGATATCAAGTCCGCATCTGATTGGTCTTACAAGTATAAGTTTGATTCATATGAATCGTTAGCATCAGGAGATAGCTTTGGTTATGTTGGACAGCTTGCAGGTTATGCAAAAGCATCAGGCTACAAAGCAGGTGGTTGGTGGGTTGTAAACAAAGCCAATGGTCAGTTTAAATATGTTCCTGCTAACATTGATATGGATGAAGAACTTACTAAGATAAAAAAGAATATCCAAGCGGTTGAATCGGAAAAGCTAGTACGGTGCTTTGAACCTGAACCTGAAACTTTTAGGGGTAAACCTACAGGTAACATGGTACTAAATAAAAACTGTACATTCTGTTCATATAGGCAATCGTGTTGGGAAACTCTTAGAGAATTACCTGCACAGATGTCTCAAGCTAAAGAACCTAAGATGGTTCAATATGTAAAGATGAAAGGAGAATAGCATGAGTAAATCACTAGATGAACTAAAAGCCAACATTGAAGAGATGGAAAAGCAATTAGCTGAAGCAAAGAAAGAGTATCGTGACCTACGTACTGCAGGTCTACGTGATGCAATCGAAGCTAGGAAAGCAGCTGACGAAGCAGTAAAAGAAGAACTTAAAAACTTAGGATATTCAAATACTTATTCGTATAGTAATCCATTTATCTCTTGGCGAAACTTCTAAGTGTCTCCTCATAAACTAAGAAGAGAAGCTATAAAGCATGGGTATAGGAGTGGGTTAGAACATACTATCTCACTCTACCTAACTAAGTTGAAACATAGCTATGGTTATGAATCAATCAAGATAGAATGGGAAGACTTAGCCTACAGAACCTATACCCCTGACTTTATATTAAACAATGGAATTATAATAGAAACTAAAGGAAGATTTCTAGCTATAGACAGAAGAAAACATTTAGCTATACAAAAGCAACATCCTGATTTAGATATTAGATTTGTATTCACTAACAGTAGAAGTAAACTAAGAAAAGGTGCTAAATCTACGTATGGTCAATGGTGTGACAAACATGGTTTTAGATACTACGACAGAATAATACCTGAAGATTGGCTCAAAGAAAAAGGCAAAAACAAACATCCCAAATTTATTAAGTTTGCAGGGAATAAAGTTAGGAGAATCAAATGAAGAACATACTAAGTAAAATAAAACCAGAAGATTTTGTAATAGGAATCAGACCTGACATGGATGAGAATAACGTATGGACAGGGGAGATTCATATGAGTATTGTAACAGATAAAAATAATCCCCTGGATGATGATGATTACTACTCACTTCTTGCTTTCTGCAAAGTCATTTGTTCATCTGTTCCTGCTATGGAAGAAGATGATTACATACGAAAGAAGTTAGAAGATAAGGCTATTGAGTTTGACGAGTATACAGATGCACCTCAAAAGAAAAAAGGAAAAGTTGTTGACAAACAGGGCAATGTTGTGGTATTGTCTTTTGATGCAGAGACTAAAGGCAATGCATAATGTTAAGGCATATGGAGTATATGAAACGAATGGCAAGTAAATTAGATAATGAAGAAGACACAGTTAAGTATTTAAGTGGTTCTAAAAAGGAAGACATGGTTAATCACCCTGCTCATTATAATAAAGCAGGTATAGAAACAATTGATGCAATTGGAGCAGCTACCAATGAAGGCTTTAAGTATTACTTACAAGGTAATATATTAAAGTACATATGGAGATACGAATATAAAAATGGTGTTGAAGACTTAGAAAAAGCACAGTGGTATCTCAAAAAACTTATAGAGGTAACCAATGATAAGAGTTAAAATTATGCTTACTCTACAAGTAGACCCTGAAGACTATCCTATACCTTCTGATGGAGATGTCACTGAAGACTTTGAGGACTACATGCATGAGCTGTTTCACGATTTAGAAGGTGTCAAAGTTAAGAACATGAAAATATTAATGGAGTAGAAAATGTTAAATAATTATTTACCAACAGATTATCAAAACTTCATAGCACTGTCTCGCTATGCAAGGTGGAAAGAAGATGAGCAACGAAGAGAGAATTGGGGAGAAACTGTAGACAGATACTTTGACTACATGGAGAACCATCTCAAGAAAAAGCATAACTACAATCTAACAAAGGCACTCAAAGAAAAGATATCAGAACAGATAATGAACCTAGGTGTTATGCCTAGTATGAGAGCTTTGATGACTGCAGGACCTGCTTTAGACAGATGCCATGTAGGTGGCTACAACTGTAGTTATATACCTGTAGATAGTCCACGTAGCTTTGACGAATGTATGTATATACTTATGTGTGGTACAGGTGTAGGTTTCTCTGTTGAACGTGAGAATGTTGACAAGCTACCCATTGTCAATGAACACTTCGAGGACAGCACTACTATCATCACTGTCGCTGACTCTAGACCTGGTTGGGCAAAAGCATTGAGAGAACTCATAGCTATGTTATACGTAGGGCAAGTGCCTACTTGGGATGTATCACAGGTAAGACCTGCAGGTGCTAGACTAAAAACATTTGGGGGTAGAGCATCAGGTCCTGCACCATTAGTTGAGTTGTTTCAGTTCTGCATACAGAAGTTTAAGAATGCTAAAGGCAGAAGACTCTATCCAATTGAATGTCACGACATCATGTGTAAGATAGGTGAAGTAGTTGTTGTAGGTGGAGTGCGTAGGTCTGCTCTTATCTCTTTATCTAACTTAGGCGATGACCAAATGAGACATGCTAAGTCAGGTTCATGGTGGGAGAATGAAGGGCAGAGAGCATTGGCTAATAACTCTGTAGCATTTAAAGGTAAACCTGAGATGGGTACATTCATGCGAGAATGGACATCATTATACGAATCTAAGTCAGGTGAACGTGGTATATTTAATCGTAAGGCTGCTCAAGTAAAGGCATCAGAAAATGGTAGAAGAGATACCAATCATTACTTTGGATGTAATCCATGTAGTGAGATTATTCTTAGACCATATCAATTCTGTAACTTAACTGAAGTAGTATGTAGGTCTACAGATGATTTATCTACCTTAGAAGAGAAGGTACGTATAGCTACAATACTTGGTACATTCCAAGCTACACTTACAGACTTTAAATACTTACGTAAAATATGGAAAGATAATACAGAAGAAGAAAGATTACTAGGAGTTTCATTGACAGGCATATTAGACAATACTATATGGACTGAAGATGTTCTAGAAATATTAAGAACAGTTGCAGTAGAAACTAATAAAAAGGTAGCTGAAGATTTAGGTATACCACAATCAACTGCTATCACCTGTGTAAAGCCAAGTGGTACAGTTAGTCAATTAGTTGACAGTGCATCAGGTATTCATGCAAGACATAATGACTACTATGTTAGAACTGTACGTGGCGATAACAAAGACCCCCTTACACAGTTTATGAAAGCAAGTGGTATACCAAGTGAGCCTGACGTTATGAAACCTGATAGCACTACTGTGTTTAGTTTTCCTATGAAGTCACCTGACGGTGCTGTCACTAGAACAGAAATGTCTGCTATTGAACAGTTAGAAGTTTGGCTTATGTTCCAAAGACATTGGTGTGAACACAAACCTTCTATTACCGTATCTGTTAAGGAAGATGAATGGATGGATGTAGGAGCATGGGTGTACAAGAACTTTGATGAAGTATCAGGTATATCTTTCTTACCATTCAGTGACCATACATATGCTCAAGCACCTTACCAAGATATAGATGAAGCAAAGTATTATGCCTTATCACACGAGATGCCTGAGTCAATTGATTGGTCTAAGTTAGCAGACTTTGAGAAGGAAGATACCACATCAGGTGGAAGAGAGTTAGCTTGTACAGCAGATGCCTGTGAAGTAGTTGACTTAACATCTAATTAATGTTAGAATCTGCTGAGTTATTATGGTGGCAATGGTGGTTACTTATCGCCATTTCCATCAACACAACTATAAACTTAATCGTGTTCTTTAAAGGTAGGAAGCTACACATTAGAGAATTTTTACATTTAAAACCAAAACCAAAAAGAAAGGTTAAAGAATGACATTATTTACTGACTTTAGTAGAGATAATACAAGTATAGATGCCGTAAGTACAGCCGAGGTATCTAAAATAGATGGAGAGTTGTGGTATGTAAGACCATCAGGTAGACGAGAAAGATTAGGTTCTTATCTGCGTAAGAATACAAAACGTATGTTTGTTAATGGTGTGTACATACCAACATCACATCCTCTACATAGACCAGGTAGATACAAATCATTAGACGATGCGTGGTCACATCAAAAGATAGAACAAACAAAGGAAGGAGAAATATATGCTATAACAAATACAGCTTGGATTAATTGGTACAAGATTGGTAAAGCAGTCAACGCTAAAGATAGATTGAATGCTTATCAAACAGGTTCTCCTTTCAGAAACTACGAATTAGTTACAGCATTCAAAGTTAACAATCGCCATGTAGCTGAAAGAAAGATACATAAATTACTTGTTAAACATAAATATAATAAAAAGGGTGAGTGGTTTTATATAGAAGAGTTAGACGAATTAAAAGCAATCTTTGATAAACAGGAGAAGAAGAATGAGAAATAAAAGACCTCAACATATTATCAAGCACATGTTTGATAGGGGTTATGCATCGTTTACAAATAAACCGTATACACGAAATGTTCGTGGAGCAAGAGTTATTATTGCTACACCACCTAAAAAATCAAATGTCTTAGAACAAAAGGAATGGACACGTGGTTACAATGCAGCATATTTTAATCAGCTAGAAAGGGTAAAGAAGGATGAAGCTAGAAGAAGAAGCAAAGAAATACATGCAGGATAAGTTAGTTATAGCAGAAGTAATGACTGCTGAGTTTTATGAAATGAAAGCAGGACAGACAGCCATCTTTCCTGAACACAAAGCTCTAGAGTATTTAGCTCTAGGCTTAACAAGTGAAGCAGGAGAAGTAGCAGGTAAGGTAAAGAAACTTATACGTGATGGTGAGGATATGGAAGGCTTTGAGTTAAAGAAGATTGCCATAGCATCAGAGATAGGTGACGTACTTTGGTATTGTGCTATGATGGCTAAAGAGGTAGGTGTTCCATTGGATGAGATTATGAAAGAAAACTTGAAGAAGTTACATGGAAGAAAAGTACGTGGAACATTACATGGGTCAGGTGACAATCGTTAGTTACGTGCCATTAGTCCACCACGGTTTTTGTCTATAGCTTTGTATAAATTTTTTAAAGAGTTATAGTCTTCTATTAGATTCGTATCTATTAACACAGTATCTAATTCATTAAAAAAGTAGTTGTCAAATATTAAATTGCCTCTTTGTTTTATTGGTGATAATTCTTCTTTACTCATTGCCCTACCAAAAATTTCTTCAGCAGTTTCATCTACTGTCTCTAGGGCATTCTCATAAGCAGAGTCCATAGCTTGTGTAAATTCATAGTCAGCAGACTCAGCATGTTTGTCAAGCTCTTTATATTTATTTAGATTTTTTTCTCGTCTTTTTGTATAGATTTTATCAATGTTTGACATGCTATCCATAAAATCAATTTCAGCTTTATTAAGCTGTTCTTTTGGTAATTTTGATTGCTCTAATGCTAAATCAAAATCATCATACTTTGATTCAAAGTTGTCCATAAACTTGTACAAATCTATATCATCTAACTTGTCAGCATCAGCTTTGGGTACGTCAGAGAGAACTTGTTCTAATTTAGTCATCTCTCTCACAGGAGATGGTTCACGTTTTGTTGTCATTGCCATCAATCCACTTTTTTGTTTTTCGCCACTTCCTATGCCTATACTTTTAGGATTTAATGGACCATCGACAGCTTCTCCACCACGTAAGTAATTAATATCGGCAGTGATAAACGGTCTATCAGATTTTAATGCTTCAGCTAGTCGATGGTTGCCTTCTGTTACGTAAGGTGTGCCATCCTCTGTGACTGTTATCTTTATGTTCGTAGGTTTGTATCCTTCTTTCTTTATTTTTCCTTCTAGCTCTTCTAATTTATTGAACATGCCCGTACCTGCATCGCCAGTCATTCTAAAGGCATCTTCACCCATCTCACCTTTTATACCTTGTAACTCCTTTGGATTAAACTTAACATTATTTGCTCTGCCAGTAATACCTTCATATAAACCCACAGGACTTGCATTAGGATTTCTTTCCATATATTCTTTATTCTGCCTTATCTTTTTCTCGACATAAGTTTCGCCTGTGAGAACATCTTTACCTGCAGGACTGTCTATTCTTATAGTCGCATCTTTTCGTAGGTCATTGAATGATACGTTTTGTGATACAAGAGATGGTTGACGTTTGCTAGTCATAGCAGCCATTTCACTTTTAGCAGGTCTAAATATTTCAGGAAACGCAACCTCTATTGAGTCTTTTGCATTATCATATTTACTAGAAAGATAGTTCTGTATATCTACATCATTTGACAACCCATCAATCAAGTCAGAATGTTGTTGAGTATTCATGTTAGGAAATTGTTCTCTTGGTAATTCCGCATACAGTAAATCTTTACTAGTAGGTTTCTTACCTAATTTTTTATCTAACTCAATCTTTGCTGCCGCTAACTGTTTTAGTTGTGCTTCTGACTTTTTGCTTTTTAATGCTTTATCTTCAAGTACCTTACTAGTCTTAAGCATTATGTCGGCAGCCTCATCTAAATTGCCTTCTTTAACTAAATCTTGTATTTTATCTCTAGCGGCATTCTTACCTATTCTTGATACAAATCCTACTCCTGGTAGTAAACCTAGTGCAGTTAGACCTGCAAATGCTGTGCCTAAACCTAAGTTCACTAAATCTTTTTCTTTGTATCCCTTTTTCAAAAGTTCATAGGCACGTTCAAAGTCTTCAGGTGCTTCTTTATATCCAATGATATCACCTGTGACAGGAGCTACTGATGCACCTGCGTATAACATCTCTTCAGGTGTCATAGGTTTTGTGCCACTTGCATCAACAACCTGCTGAAACTCTGTCTTGCCTACTTCACGTTCTGCACGTTTCTGTTGAGCATCAGCGAACATTCTATCTGTTTCAGTTCCTAATTCAAATCCACGTATTGCCATTAATCTTCTAGCCTAATCTTTTCCATGGTTAATGCCCATTCATACAACGGCATCACTTCACCTGTTGTAGTCTCTATTGTTCTATTTAAGTTAGAACGTATGTCTTTAATCTCATCAGAACCACCATCAGCAAAAGACATCTTACCTTCTCTCATTAATCTCTTGTATATTTGATTGATTGTTTTTCTTGAATCTTCTGAGAGTTTGTCAAAAACTTGCTCTTTAACAACACTAAGTTTACCAGTGCCTTCACTGTCAGCATCTATTTGTTCTCTAGCATTTTTCTTAGCTAAATCTACAACTTCTTTTGCCTTAGCTTTTAGATAATCCCTTTTTTCCTGCTGCGTTTGTCTACGCTTATACTCATCAGATGTAATGACCTTTTCCATTCTTTCGCTTAAATTAGTTTCTGCACCTGCCTCACTTAAACTGTGTCTTGTATAAACATCAACCAAGTCATTTTTATCTCTTTTATATATGTTATAGTACTGAAGATTTAACCTTGACATCTCATCCTGTAGTGTATTTTTCTTCGGTCTTCTTGTAAAACCAAACATTTGTTTTTCTAATGGGTTAATAGATATTACTCTGCCTGTCATTGTTGGGTCAGCTAGTGGCTTATCATAATCAGGACCTAAATCAGGTAGAGCACGGAATCCTCTTTTCATTACTATATCTAAAAAGTTTACTTCTTCTGAATCTCTAGTTTCAGGAACATACCTAGACTCTTTATCAAATTGACTGTATAAATCTTTGAATGTAGATACAGGTATAGTAAATGTGTTGATAATATTAGCTACAAATTCACCTAATATTTTTGTACCTTTATCACTAAAGTCACCTTCACCTGTTGCGTCATCTACTATTTTATCCAAAGCATAAAAACCATAACCAGTTCTAAACTGAGAACCTGCTAGAGCTTGTAAAGTATCCCTAACATAATTCTCACGACCCGCTGAGATATCAGATATATCTCTTTCTCCACCCACATTTGATTTATCCCATCTATAGTATATATCTGCTGCTAACATAAAAGGTGCAAAAGGTCCATACAAAGACTTACCATCAACTATATCACCTTTATCATCTCTGAACTCATTCCAAGTGACTCCATCTCCTTGTTGTTCTCTCCATGCCAAAGCAGTCATAAACATACCTAAACCTGCCATCTGTTTAGCAGCCTTTTCTTTTACAAGTTTACTATCTTTAAAACCTTCTAATGTTGTCTTTTTATAACCTGCTTTTTTACCTATATTTTCTAAACCAAGATAGCCTATTACAGGTGCGTGGTCATATAAAAATTTCATTTGGTTAGCTACGAATCTAGGGAAAGGCATAAAAGAAGATATAACAAAAGGCATATCTCTATGAGCTTTTAAAAATCCTCTAGTCTTTCTAGCAAGAAATCCTTTATCTGCACCTTCAAAAGAAGACTGATAAACAAACTCTAAGGAATCCTGTATAGACTTGTTCATTAGGTCATCAGGTATCTGACTAAACTTACCTTCTGCAATAATTTGGTCTAGGTCATTTCCTAAATCTTTTAAGTTAGCATCCTTTATTCTTCTTCTTAATGATGCTGTTAACATAGCCTGTTTAAAAAAGTTATCAGACAAAGTGTTTAAGTAGTTTAATTTTGTTCCTACTTTTGCTAGTCCTGATTCAGCACCTGTTGTTGAAGCCAAATCTGCTGCATCCCTAAATAGCTTACGTGCTGTGTCAGGCATATTTTTTTCTAATAGCTTTCTAGTCACATTAGCTTCAGAAGGATTAAACATATACTTAGCCACATCTACAACACCATCAAGGGGATTCCTAATATTTAGTATATTATCTGCAACTCTAACACCCATATCTATAGCAACTCTTAAACCTGCGTTTATGTTGTTACGCATTGTAGTTGCAGGTTGAGATGTCATAGCTCCTAGTCTTAGTCTATCTAAGTCTTTCCAAAATGTACCTTTGTTAGCATTCTCTGCTATCTCACCTGCTTCACGAGCAGTTACAGTAGACACACCATAATCTTCTAGAGCTTTTAAACTATCTGTTAAACCACCTATAGCTTGCTTTAGATTACCCGCAGAACCCAAAGTTCTACCTGCATCAGATAGCTCTGCTTTGTATAGTAAAGAAAACTTATCTGCAGTAAGATTATATTCTCTTAGTATTTTTGTTATTTCTGGGATTTTTAAATCGCCATCGGCTATGGCTCTTTGAAGTACGGATGTTATTCTTTGCCCTTTTTTTCTTTTGATTTTACCTGCCTTAAATAGGTCTAGGGCTGCCGCTTGAATGTTTTCTACTAAATCAGTTGGTAACTTACCTGTCAAAGTTCCCATGCCTTTAGCATCAGCAATGTCTCGCATAATACCTTGACCCAAAGCAACTTTCTCAGGGTCTAATGCTTTTAGATTATCATTGACATAATTATAAGTTCTTTTTAGTTCTTTATTATTAGCAACCTTTTTAATTGTTGCCTTTGCTTTCTTATTGGCAGTTTCAGCTATAGCTGTCTCAGCTTCTTCTGCTACATCTAATTTACCTTTGGCTTTCAGTGCTTGCTTTGTCTGCAGATATCCTGTTCCTGCACCTATAGTTCCACCAGTAAGACCTGACAGTCCTGTAGTCAAAGCTATATTACCATAATCTATTTCGTCTTGGTATCCTGTCTCTTCCCTAGTCATCTCTTGAGCAGTACCTTGAACCGCACCAATACCTGCTTCAGTCAATCCTGCACGAATAGCACTTTTCTTTATGCCTTCTCCAAGTAATTTCTTTATGCCTAGCTTTGCTACATTAACACCACTAAGAGCTGCAAGTTTACCTGCACCACCTGTAGCTATACCTGCATAAGTAGAAGGTGCTGTTGCTACACCTTGAATGTAGTCACCTGCTGCGTCAAAGAACCCTTCACTTTTTTGTGTCTCAAACAAGTCTATGAGTCTAGCAAACTGTTCTTTATCTCGTTGATTAGCATTTTGTGCATATTCTAAGTCACGTATAGCAGTAACTTCATTAACGTTTTGATAACGAAAATGTTCCATATACGCATCGTAGACATCTTCAGGAGTTGCTAAATCTTCTTCTGAATAGCCTTCTCGCTTTATAAGAAAACCTTTAGCATCATCTACAAATTCATCGTTCTCTATAATGTTTTCTTTAACTTTATCTTCATCGTCAAGATAATTATAGCTACGTTTTTGTTGTGCTTCTAGCATCAATTAACCTTATTTAATATTCAAGACTTATTAAGTTGGGGTCACCACCCATTGCTTCTATTTCTTTTTGTTTTGCTTTACCCTGTATTCTCACAAATCTTTTATATTGAGAGTTATTTTTATTTTTTCCATATGCTTCATATCTATCTAGTTTATCTTTATTCCACTTTTTTACCATTTCATCTATGGTTTTATTTTCTGAAGTAGTAACTTTTTTACCATCTCCACCACCTTCTTTTCCTTCTGCTTTTTCTATTTCTGATTTTGTTGTTTTTGCAGGTGTCCATCCTCCTGGGATTATTGGAATTTCTTCTCCTTCATTTAATTTTTCAATGTTTAATTTTGTTGGTCCTTCTTCAGTTCTTATTTCATACTTTCTTTTTACTATATCAGCAGCTAATTTTCTGTCATTAAATGCAGGACTATTTGGGTCTCTTACTAACATAGTCACTTCACTAAGTAATTTAGATGTAATTCTCTGTGCATAGTTATTATTATTTGCAGTATCTCTACTAAAGACAGGATTTCCATAATTATCTAATGTAGCTGCTTGTATCTTCATAGTAGTAGATGTCCATGCAGCAAGGTCTCTTTTAAGTGAACTTTCTGTAGTCTCATCTTTACGTAGAAATTTAGAAATTAAATCTGAACCTTTTTCTGTACGTTGTACTTGAGATGTATCAAAATCTACTATATCTGATTCATCTTTTTCTACATCCATTGCAGCAAACCTTGTCTTAATATCTGATACAATATCTGTATCTCTATCAGTACCCTGTATAATATTTTTAAGAAAATTTGTTCTCTTAGGTGCTTCAACATTATCAGCAAGCTCATTAAATTTCTGACCTTTTCCTACCAAACTTTCTATTATTTGACTGTGAGTTAAACCACTTATTTTATCTTTATATTGTTCGGAAACTTCGTATATAGAATTTATATCATATGTAGGATTTGCAACTTTAAACTTTATTAAAGTATCTAGTTCTCCTGATTCTAAAGCCTTACCTGCTACAGCAGCGTTTATACCTAATTCTTTTGCTTGTTTTATTTTAGGCTCAACTTCTTTTCTTCTAATCTTTCTTCTTTTTAGGTCTTCTGCTTTAAATCTCATTTTTGCGTCTGTAGCAGCTTTAATTATAGCATTTCTTGTTTCTCTATCTGCTTTTTGTTTTTCTTCTATGCCTTCAGCAAAACCTTGAAGAAGATATGGGTCTTCTTTAGCTGCATAAGCTGCAATCAACGCAGCTGCACCGCCTCTAACATATTTATTGTCAAACTTACCAAAAAAATTATTGTTGTTTTCTTCTTCTGCCATTAACCTCTCCTAGCCATCAAACCTGTAGGCATTTCGTTTTCAGCCTCTATATTATTTTCTTCTTCTATATTGTCTTGAGGTGCTAGAGAATCTGTTTCATACACCTTATCAACAGCTAAATTAATACTAGTGTCCCTTACTTCTGATTCTATATCTCTTTCAGTTCCTGTTACATATTCTATATCTTGACTGTCAGCTAAGAACATTACCATTTCCATAATAATGGGTAATGTCAACATGCCTACATCAATACTGTGCACACCATTCATAACACCTGTAGTTTGCATAGCATTTGCAATCATGGTTACAGGCATTTTTGTTTCTAGTAAGTTTAAGACATTATCATTAAAGGCTTCATCTTCCATTTTGGCTAAATAAAATTGTGCAACATCATCAATTTCTGTATACTGAGCTGGTTGTTGCCAAGGTCTAGCACCTACTTCATGTGTCATGCCCATGCCTGGAACAGGTAAGTCAAATACAGGTTCTTTTCTATTTTCATACATTGTATTACACTTTCTTTTTCATGTTATTTCTTTGCTGTCTTATGGCTATAAAATAGTCTAGTGCTATTTCTATAGGCTCTTGTTCTTTACTTTCATCATCTGTCTTTTTTTCTTTTAGTCTTTTTAGCAAACCACCAAAATTATTATTTTTCTTAGGTGCAGTTGATTTACCTGCTACTTGCATTGTTTTTGCTAGTGCATCAAATTTAATATATGCTTCTCTAGCTGGATTATTTATCATTTGTGCCATTTATATATTCCCTATTTAAAAAATACTACTTATAATTTTTCCTAACGCATTTTTACCTGCCGCTGATTTGGAAGCATTTGCTGCATATTGTTGGGCTTCTTTACTTACTTCAGCTACAGCTAGGGCATTGATTCTATCTAACTCACTTTCACCACTTCTCCATGCCCATTCCATAGTGTCAGAAAAATAATTCCACATGTTAGCATAAGCTGTGTTGGATACATCTAGAACTGCTTTTGCATTCAACTCGTTAGCACGATTGATTGCGGCAGTATCTGCTGTAGCTATCTCTCTTCTCCATACTGCATTGCTTTGTGCAATCTGTAACTGGTTGTTTGCATTGAATTGGTCACGTTGATTTCTAACTTCAGCATTAAATCGTTCTATAGTATTCTCTTCACCTGCATTAAACTGTGCCTGTGCATTTGATTGTGTCGCATTAAATTGGGATATGTTATTGGCTAAATTTGCCATAAATTGATTTGTCTGATTCTCAGAAGTAGCATTAAACTGTGCCGCTGCATTCTTCGCCGCTTGGTCTGTTAATATAGATTGAGTTAAAGTTTGTGTATTAAACATAGCAGTTTGTTGTTCATTACTTAAGTTAGCCATTTCCATCTGCAAGAAGTTTTGTGCATTTTGTACAGCAGCCTGTTGATTGTTACTTAGATTAGCCATATCTAATTGTGACAATGCAGCTGCTTCAGCCATAACCATAGCTTGCTTGTTACTTAAGTTCTGTAGGTTCATTGTATTTACAGCACGACTATTCTCCATAGCAATGTTCTGCTCTGCTGTAAAGTTCATATTAGCTATATCACCAATTCTAGCAGAGTTTTGTACCCTTGCCTGAAATGCTTGGTCAAACTCTTGACCCATAAAAGTTGCACGTTGTTGTGCTGCAAGCATAGCTCTCTGTTGTCTGTTAGATAAGTTTTGTGTTTCAAATTGTGCTTGGATATTAGCATCAGCCTGTGCTATTGGAAGGGCAGATTCTAATGCACCTTGTATAAGTGCCTGACCTGCAATACTAGACGCACCCAAACCTCTAGCTGCCAATTGTCCTTGAATACCACGTAGTGCTCCTGCTGCCCAAGGGGGTGGGTTATTCATATCAAAGTCAGCAGTTAATTCTTTTAGTTGACCTTGTACTGTTGCTTTTTCTGTTGGGGTAGCTGTGGCAGCTTCAATCTGTTCTGTAAACTTAGCTGCTTTTTCTGCATCTGCTACACCACTAATTAATTCGCCATCCTGTATCTCACGCTGTACAGGATTTTCCATTATATAGGCATTGCCTTGTGCAGCATCTAAATCAGATACAGCAGACTTTGTTTGTTGTGCAGCTACAACTTTAGCTCTTGGGTCATTAGGGTCTGTCTGAGCAGGTAAATTAGCCTCTACAGCCGTTCTAACATCATCTGTACTTGTCGTTGCATCATACTTAGAAGCATCTACTTGTTGGGCATCATCAGCTTTAGTTGTGTCTGCCTTACTTACTGTGGCATCTGTCTGTGTTCCAACTTCACCTGTTCCTGTTTTTATCTCTTGTCGTGGGTCAGTTTGTATTGTTTCAGCTTTTGTAACAGCACCTTCAGGTATTGCACCTGTTTTTGCCATCCCTGCTGTTACATCTGTTACATTTGCAGGTCTTGTTTTTTCAACTTCATTACCATCTTCATCAGTCTCTGTGTATGTTACATCCTTATATAAATCTTCTTGACCTTCGCCTGTACCTACTGTAGGAACATCTGCTTGTGTTTGTTTAGGTGTTGTTGTACCACCTTCTTGCATCCTACGTACAGCACCACCCTGTGCCATCTGCATAGCACGTTCATTATACATATTCATCATGTTTTGTTTATCAGGATTCTGTTGTAAGTAACTATCAAAGCCTTCCAAGCTACCTGTATAACCCATACTGTTAGCTATCTTTTGTAATCCTTGTGGCTTAAAGCCTTTAAACATTGCCATACTGTATTCCTTACTTCATCACTATTGCTACAACCAAAGCTACCACCCCAAGTGTACCCACCATAGACATAGCTTCTATTCGCCACATTCTTTTATCTAGAGTACAAAGTTTGTCATTGACCATTTGGTATCGGACAGCACACTCTTTCTCATGTGCTTCTAGTTCCATTTGTACTTGGAGTTCAGGTTTCATTTCCATTTTTAATCCTCTATTAATCATACTATTATTCTGAGAAGGCATAGTACCAACCCGTAGCAATATATTTGGTGTTTGATATAGGTGGATTACCCCTATGAGTATGAGTAAAAGAGGATGGGAATAACACCATGCTACCTTTTTTTGGTTTAACTCTCATACTATGATACAAAAACTCCAACTCACCACCTTCTTCAACATCGTTTAAAAATATACTCCAAACTAAAAATCTTTGTTTAGTTTGCTGACTAGCACTTTCATAATGCCAATCATGAAAGCCACCACTTTGAGTTGTTTCTTGAAATTTAAATTCTGTAAAATCAACAATATTATTATCCGATATTTCCTTCAAGGCTTCTGCCATTGTATTGGAATACACTTGCAAACCTTCTACTAAACAATTAGTAAATATATTACCTAAGTTACCACCAAAGTTTATATTTTGATAAACTTGTAGACCAGTTAAATGTGTTAAATATAATGTTCCTGCCCTTTGTGTATCTTGTCTACCTTTTCTGTTGTCTATAGTTGTTTGTTGTTTATAATTCTTTTCTGGATTTTTCATATTCTCAACAATAAAATCACAAATCTCAGAACTGAGCATATTATCTATAGTCATAACAAAGTTTTTCACATGGACGTTTTTCTTCATAGTGGCATACCTTTATCATCATATATATTCATTTTTCTGTGGTTGTTGCATTTAGGACAGTCATTACAATGCCATTCAGTTGAAAGGCAACTTCTAACCATTTTTTTCAAATCTATTTCTAATGTATCCCAAGCCTCTTTTTTATTTTTAAATCTATCTATACCTTCACCTTTGTATACAGTAGCTGGAGTACAAAAGTCTATATCAGAGTTTTGCAACCTTGAACCCACATCAATATAAAATTGCATTTTTTCCTTTGTGTAGTCACCAGGAAGACAATGGTGACCATAAACTTCTGTGTCGTTTTCGTGCTTTACGTATTTTTGTCTTAATATTTCATCTGAAAAACTATAGTGACCCATCCACATACGATCAATGTTATAATTATTGCAAAACATTGCTCCATAAAAAACACACCATTGATTATCTGTGCCAAAATAGGTGCTCTCGTTTTCTTCATTTAATGTTGTCATTACAGTAGCTTGTGAATATTCAAAATCACCATATTTTTTACTCATATACTGAAGAATACTATTTGCAGCAGTATTTTGTAAACGCACTCTACCGTGCATCCTTTCTGCCCAACCTAACTCAATATACAAAACTCTTACTTTTTTTCTCTCTTGTAGAAAGTGTTTAAGTAATACTGTGCTGTCTATGCCTCCAGAAAATAAAAGTAAATCAGTTGCTTGATTCATCTAACGTTTGCAACTTTTTCAACTCATTTAGACTATCATCTAAAAAGGGATAATTCTCAGATACCATTGTTGGTTGTGACCTCGGTCTGTTTCTTAAATATATAGGATTAATACCACGACCAAAATAATTAAAATTTATTGTCATTCTATATGGAACATTTGTAGGTGCTGAACTAGAATGAGGAGTAGCTGAATTAAATATTAGTATTCTATTTGCTTTTGACTCTATTTCTGTGCCATCTGCTAAATAAGTAGGAGCATCACAATCACTAAGAAAAAATAAAGCACCAACTGTGTAATATGCATAATCAATATGAGGTGCATGAATATAATGTTCTTTAGCACTCACATAAAAATTACACTTAATTCTCATTAAAGCATTAATGTATAGTTTAGAAGCTAAAGCTGTAAAAGGTTCTACATTAGTAGAAGTATTCCATTGATCTCTTGCAAGTCTTTCATTGTTAAATATAGAATTTACCATGTAAAAATCGTTATTAGAAACATCATTGTAATTTATGCTTGGAGCAATAATCCAACCCATTTCACTTTCCATATAGTCTTTCATGTGACCAAATTCTTGCCAAGGTAAAAATTCGTCATATACAGCATAAAAAAAATCACCATAAAATGTTTCTTTTTTGCAAGCCTCTAAAAATTCATTTTTGTTCATTTTACTCTACCTAAAATTAGAACCACGAACCCAACATACTAAACTATACCTTGTTCCTTTAGTTACTGGTATAACTCCATGTCTCACGTAAGAAGGAAAAAATATAGCTGTTCCTTGACTTAAAGAGTCTTCAACTACAAATTTTTCTTTATCATCTGGGAACTCAAACGTTCCACCTTCATAATATTCTGGTGCTGTTAGTTGAATAGAAACAGAAAGTTTTCTTACTAGTTCATTTGATGGTACATTATCGTAAATACCATCTTCATGCGGTTTATAAAAACCTTGATTTTTTTCATCATACTTTGTTATTTGAAAATTTTCTGGTTCTAATAAATCAAAATTATAAAACTCATTATTAACTTTACTAATTAACTGAAGTATGGGGGTGTATATATCTAAATACTTTATACTTCCACAAAGAAAACTTGTTTCACTTTTTCTTATGGTGGGTTGGTTTCTGCCTCCATCAGTTAACGCTGATGTAAATCCTGATTGTGCTACTTGTATTATTTTATTGCATAAATCTGAAGAAATAGCGTTTTTAGCTACGATAATATTTCTCTTCATGTTCTTCTCATTTCTGGTATTGGATAGTACGGAGCATTTATGTTAAAAAAACTAATAAACGTAAGTCTTTCTTCATTTGGCTTTAAGTTTAACATTGCTCCATGTAGGTTTGAGCCATCAAAGCCTATTAACTTGTTGTAAGAAGAATTAAATAAACAATCTAATTTGAACTGATTTAAATGATTATTTAATTCTTTATAATAATCATCCATATTTAAATTAGGACTTTTATTATAATATTCAATTTTTGCAGTGGGATCACATGCAGCATGATTAAATCCACTTTTTTGCGAATACAAAGCAGTGCCACAAAAATTGTTTTCTGAAAGATATATTATAGCAGTAAATTTTGACTCGTGATCTCCGTGTACCCACCCTTTTCCTGGGTGTTCTTTATTTAAAATATGAGCTTCCGCATCTTCATACCTTATTTTTTGAAAAGAAGAAGTCGTTTCATATGTCAAGTTTTTGAATTGATTATAGTCGGGATATAAAAGTCTTAAAATTCTCCAATTAATTTTTTGTATAAGATCATGGCTCTGCTCATCTTTTGCTTCTGCCCTTAGTCCTGGATAATTTCCAGGTGGTTTTTCGTATGCTAGTGATTCAGCAAACTCTTTAATGTAACTAGGTTTTTCAAAAAAATTATTTACTTGTAAACTTGGATAATTCATGTTGATACCGACATATTTTCATATAAACTTGGTCTACCATCATATTTAAACTCTGGATAAAACTGACCATCTTTTTCTATGTAATGTAAAAAAACTTGCCTATGCCAATCGTATTGTAACTCATGTCTCCAATGCTCTTGTTCACATCCTTTGTAAATTACACCTTCTCCAGTATTTAATTTAAAAACATTATCGTCTACATTTATTGTCCACATATCTTCTTTATGTGATGCGTCTATACATAAAGTGACACTTACCTCACATGCTTGTCTGTCTGTATGTGGAGGACAATCTTGTGTTTTGTAATATGTTCTCCAAAAAGAATACGTTGGAACAAGTTCTTTTCCATACGCTTCTTCTACTTTTGGTTTAATAAAGTGTAACAAATTTTCAAAAACTGGATCAGCATAAATACTTTTTGTCCCAGTAAACCTAGGTTCTGTAGAAGGATTTATTAAGTTTTCAAGATAAGCCATGTGCCCAGAAAGACACTTAGTATGATCTTTTTCTAAAAATTTTATAATCTTATTCATAAATAATTATACCATAAAGTATTTATTATGTCAAGTATTAAGACCACGGAAAAGATGCAGCAAAATTACCATCGGAATCAGTTGAACCTTTAGCAATTGATCCATCAATTTTTTCTTTAAAGTCTATGTTGTTTTCAACTCCAGTTTTAATCTCAGCTAATTGGGTAGACCCAACCCTACCTTCAATCCAGCTTATTACATTTGCTTTTGTAACAGAACCATATACAGTAAAGCTACTGTCTATATTATCTACATTCATATCTAAATCAAAGCCTGCTTCAGAAGTTATACTGTTAATAGTTTCACTTGTTCCAGTTAAAGTTGCTTCTACCCTAAGTATTGCATCATTATATGTAGTTCCATTTTTTGTAATATCTTTAGTATGTAAAGTGTTTATTGTCCAAGCATATGTTGCCATTATTCTGTTCCTCCTGCGACTGTGCCATTATTTGTAAAAGTTACGTTTGATATACCTTCAATATATTTTCCTGCGGCTCCAACTGAACCCCCTGCTCCTCCTGCATTTCCTGATGTTGTTGATGGTGTTCCCGTTGCTCCAGTAGCCCCAGCACTTCCAGCTTGACCATATCCGCCGCCAGTTCCACCAGTTCCACCTGCACCACCATTACCTGCTTGACCTGTTGAACCTGCTGAACCACCTGAACCTGCGTCACCCCCCGGTTGATTATTAAAGCCTCTTCCTAATCCACCCGCACCTCCAGCACCTCCAGTGTGTCCTGCTACTTGAGTTTGTTGTGATTGTGGAAAGGTTCTAAAAACTCTATATTGAAATCTTCTACCTACTTGAAATTGATTTTCACCTTGCTCTTTAGTTACAGGGTACATACCTCCTTGTGGTGCTCCCCTATTATAAGTATACTGACCTTGAGTAAATGATGTACGATTCAACGGACCTTCAGGAAGACTAGGAGCACCAGTAGCAGGACCAAATTGTACTCTTGATCTTCCATCTGGGTAAACTACTGAAGTACCAAGCTGAGATGGGAATCCATAAGGAGTAAAGCGAAGAGGTGCAGGATATTGTCCAAAAGACTGTGCTGTTGCCCACGCATAGAAATTATTACCTGGGCCGAGAAAGAACGGACCTTGTGTAACAGTTTGTTGTTGTTGCTGACTTAAATCTCCACCAACACCTCCGCCACCTCCACCAGAGCCACCTCCACCTCCAGCTAACATGCTTCCATTATTAACTAGAGTTACGGCTACTGATGCCTTAAAAGCATCTCCTCCAGGAGAACCATTACCACCAGTTCCACTATTCGCACTTCCACCAGAGCCACCTCCGCCTCCAGCACCTATTATACTACCGTTATTTGTAATAGTAATAGTTCCAGCACCACCACTATTTGCCTCAAGAGCATATTCAGAAGTGTTATTTGTGCCTAAAGTAACTGAAGAAGGTATTACAACATTTTTTGGATAATCTACTCCATAATCTGTAGACCCAAATAAACTAGATAGGTTTTGATCTGTTGCATTTGAAGAGTATGTAAATGTAAAACTTTTAGCAGTTCCATAATAATCGCTTAATTGCAATTCGCCACTTGTAGGCACATCTGCGGCATCATTAGTAGCATTGTTGTCAGGGCTTTTAGCTCTAATATTAGAACCACCTCTATATAAACTGCCTAGTGGAACTTGTCCTGAACCACCTATAAATTCAGTTCTTAAATCTGAAAACTTTACTTGTCCAGAAGGAGTAATAGCCATTTAATTACCTCTTAATTCATTTATTTCTTGCTTGAGTTCTTTGATTGACTCAATTAATAGACCTATGATTTGGTCGTACTGTACAGTCTTATATGCTACACCATCATCCATCTTCAATGGTAACTCTTTCTCACTTACTGCACTTGGTAAAACCTTTTCTACTTCTTGTGCAATAACACCAGCAGATTTCTTACCATCTGCTTTGTATGTGAATGTGTAACCATTTAACTGACTTACTTTGTCTGTAGCATTTTCAATCTTCTCAATGTCTGTCTTCAGTCTTTCGTCTGATACAGTTGTTGAGAAAGCAATAACGTCACCATCTGCATGGAAGTCACCATCTGATTCCATACGAAATTCTTCGCTATTATTAATAATGTAACTAATGTTACTAGCTCCAATAGTAATTCTATCTTGGTTACTAGCACCTTCAAATTCACCACTTGATGACTGCACATTACCAGTTACATAGATGCCATCTGATGTTGTGGCTAGTTTTTGGCTGTTGTCATGATAAAGTGCTACTGCACCATCAGCAGTAAACTGACCCATAGTTTCGCCAGTATATTTTTGAAGTGATATTGCACCATTACCTCGAAGAATAAGACTACCTGTACCAGTATCGTCTATGTATGAGTGAGTACCATCGTGATAAATCTTTAGGTCTTGGCTAGAACCTAATTGTAATATGTCATCGTCTTGTAGGCTTACATTATTGTGCATAGTTAGCTGACCACTAATATCAGCATTGCCATCTACATCAAGACTGTCTGACTGTAGTTCACCTGTGATGTCTACGCCATCTGTTTTGGTGGCGAGTTTGGAGGCGTTGTCATAATAAAGTGTTACTGCTCCATTTGAAGCAACTAAAACACCTTGTTCTCCAGTTAAACTCTGTAATCTAACAGAATCAGATGCTCTAATATATAAATTACCAGTACCAGTATCGTCTATATAACTGTTACTGCCATTGTGATAAATCTGTAAGTCAGACCCTGCACCAAACACAGCCTTCACGTTATCACTAAAAGATAAATCACCTGATGTTTTGGTATCTGCTGCATCACTTCGTAGAAACTGTGTACTGTCAAGGCTGTCAAGTGTAGTAGCATTGATTGAACCACTGTCAGATAAATCAGTTGAAGCGATAGTAATGTTTGCTGAACCATCAAAAGATTGACCTGCAATAGTTCGTGCAGTTTCAAGTGTTGTGGCTGTGTCAGCATTTCCTGTCACATCACCTGTAACGTTGCCTGTAACGTTGCCTGTAAGTGTGGCAGTAATTGTACCTGCACTAAAATTACCACTGCCATCACGAGCAACAATCGTACTTGCTGTATTAGCATTAGTAGCATTTGATGTAACAGTAAATGTACCACCTTCAGACGATACAGAACCGCTTATGCCTGTTCCTGATGTTGCACCTGCAGCCACATAGTTACCTGATGTTTTAGTTCCAAGTGTAACAGCATCGTTAGCTATCTTGTCTGTGGTCACATTTGCGTCTGCAATTTTTGCTGTTGTGATATTGGCATCTAATATTTTTGCAGTTGTTACAGCGTTACTTGCTATACCTCCCGCAGCAATCTGTGGTCCTTCACCTGATGTACCATCGTGTGAGTGTCCTGTTGTGCCATTAAAAGCACTTTGTAGGGCATCAAACTCACCATCAAGGTCTGAAGCATTAATCACGTTACCATCAGCAATATTATTTGCTGTATCATTACGAGTATATCCGTTTCCCATTTTTATCTCCTAGCGTTGGTAATATACTGCAGGGTAGCAGCGTCTATAGTAAATGTCGTATCTACGTTTGTTTCATCAGTTTCGTATATAACAGAGACAGTAAAACCTGAACCTACTGTTTGCACTTCATAATAACTTTGTTGTTTTCCACCAAATGTAGATGTTCCAAAAGTTCCTGAGCCGTAGATAGTCGAACCTGCCGAATCACTAGACAAAAGAATTGAATTAGGTTGAATTGAATTAGGTTGGTCAAAATCAAATTTAAGTGTTTTTCTTAAGTCAAATTCACCGTTTGCATCTAAATAAGTAGTACTCTTATATATAGTCTTACGAACCTTTGGGTCACCTAAAGGAATAAAGGGTGTCGCAAAGGTTGCAGGTATTGGTGTTCCATCAAAACTATTTCCCTGCTCCATACGATACACATATCCATCACTTGCACCAAAATACACAAATTCATTTCGCCCATCGTATTCACTATAAGCTACGTAAACATTAAAGCCACGTAAGTCATTAAACGATAAGCCACCTTCTAGCTGAGTTGCTGCAATTCCTTTTGCTGCATCGTTTGTGTACCCTGCGTTAAAACCAAATATTCTGTACTGACTTTTTTCACGAATAACTGTACTAGTAAAACCAACGGGACTACTACTAACTAAATCTAGTATTTCAGCCTGTATTGGTTTTGATACCGCAGCAAGACTAAAGTCACCTATTCTATCTGTGGCTGAGAATAATCTTAACCCATCAGGTCCTAAAAATATAACATCGCCACCTATTTCTTGAATAGTATCTTCAGCTACACAACCTAAATCACGAGACACAGGTTGTTGTATAAAGTCAGCTACACTATTACCGTTAAGTACATTTATACTGTTTTCACTAAATATAATTAATTGCTCACGGAAAACTATTAAACCTGTAATTGTGTCTCCTATATTGAGTATACCACCCCCATTAGCAATTGTCAAGTCGTTATCTTTATAAGGTGCAGAAAAGACTAGATTTTTTCCGTTTCCAAACATTATGTGGTTTTTAAAATTTACTACAAAACTTGCACCTAATACATCTACTGGTAAAGAACTTAATTGTTCAAAGGTAGTTCCATCAAATCTGTAAGGCTTACCTGCTCCATCAACAAGCATAAGTTTTTCTGTGCCATCAAAATCATACTTTACAAATCTTACTTTACTTGAACCACCAACTGTAACACCTGCACTATTGTAAGTTGCATTGTCACTTATCTGTGTCCATCCTGACCCACTAGACCTAAATAGGTCATTTCCTCGTACAGCATATACAGCGTCACCATACCTATGAAGACCTCTAATAAGACCTGTATTTGGAATAGTAGACGTATCAAACTTTTCATATCCTTCTACTTTTCTGTATCCGCCGAATATAGAAGGCTCAAAGTTACGCAGTATACGTGCTGAACCAGGTGCTTGAAATCCTTGCTGATAAGGAGAAAGATTTGTTATCAAGCCACCTTTAAATTCAAATGAATGGGTTTGCCATGCGTCTGCCATTAGATAACAGACCTAGAAAATCCCATCCTACCACCACCTGTATTCTGTGGTATCATTGTAGAACGCAAATAATATGTTCTGTTGATTAATACAATACGCATATTCTTTATACCTTCATCAAACTTTTGTTTGGCTACCATTGCGTCTTGTGAATTACCACGGAATAAATAAGCATAGTGCATTGCACCATCAACAATAATATGTTTAAATCTTTCAGGAACAGCAGGAACATCATCGTGCAGAATTAAATCTACAGGAACACGATAGTATTCATACACAAGTGTATATGCCTTATCGGGTTCAGGAGTAAGTATATATTCTAAAGCAGGTCCATGTGCCACCATTTGTGGTACGCCACTTCTACCATTAGTATTATATTCTTGGTCTACATATTTATCTAAATATTCTTCGTAGGCTATGATGCCTAGTTTTGTTGTTGCATTACCTAGTGTTGCGTTTTCTTTTATTCTAAAGCTATCAAAGTCAACTAGCTTTGCATCTTGAGGAAATGAGTATCTTGTTACATTAGCAGATAGTGTATCTTCTTGTTCTACATGATTAAAGGGCCAATTAAATTCATGTTGATTAATATCACGAAGAGATGCATTGATTGCGTCTTTTACTTGAGCATAAAAACCTGTAGCAGTAGCAAAGTTACTTGATGTTAGCTCTGTTTCATTTAATCTGCGATTTACTTGATTAACAAGTTCTAAATAATTATAAGCCATTAATTTTCCCTTATTCGCATCTTAACAGTTCTTTCTGCTTGACTTCCTGTACTGTCAACTATGTTGCATGTAAAAATATATTCACGATTAAGTACCCCACCACCTAAATTAATAGTGGCTACTGTATCTGTATTAGTTTGAGCTATATTTTGTATACTGTCAGTTACAGCATTAGATGACGCAGTTGTTAGTGTTTGTCCTGCAGCTAACGTTGTCTTACCTATTTCAGGTGTTTGAACTGACCATGTAACAGATGATATCGTAGCAGAATCTAAAAACCTAGACCAATCAATACTATAATCTAAACTTTCATCTGGGTCTTTTGTTGTCCAACGAAATGACATTAAGTTCTCCTATGCAGCAACTCTTCGTTCAGCCACTGTATCTTGTCTTGGTATGTACACAACTCTTTTTCTGTCATAGTCATCCGCAACAAAGTTAAAAATTATTCCTGTTATTGTAGGAGTACCAACTGAAAATGTTCCAACCACACCTGTAAGACCTGCAGTAGTATGAAGTGTTAATGAGCCTATAGCACCCGTTGCAAATACACCTGTTGCTATTCGTTCTAGTGGTTGGTCTTCTACTTCACCAACTTGACCTACACCTTCAACACCTATTAGTGTTACAGTATTACTGTGCTCTAAAGAACCTATGCCACCTGTTGCAGATACACTTGATACTTTTTCAGCAATATTAACCTGAACAGAACCTACTGCTGTAGTTCCTATAACGCCTGTAGCAATTGGCTCATCTACATTAGGACTTAACGTACCTATAGAACCTGTCATAGGCGAACCTGTCACAGGAACACGGTTAATAGACCTAATACTAAGTCCTGCTGCGTTTACAGTAAATGTTCCTACAACGCCTGTAAGTTTTTCTGTTACATGGTTGGTTACAGTGTTGACAGCACCTGTAGCACTTATCCCCGTCAGATAAACATCTATATTTGGAGATACTGTGCCTACACTAGTTGTACCAACCACACTTGAAAGTGTTACAGTATTACTATGCTCTAATGTACCTATAGAACCTGTAATAGCAGGTGTAACATTAAGTGGTTCTGTGATGTCTACTTCAAAAGCATTTATATGTATAGTACGAGTAAGAGCAGTTGCACTTACACCTGTTATAGCAACGTCAGCAGAGACAACACCATAACTTGCAGTGCCATAGTTACCTACACCATAAATACCATCATCAGTACCGTAGAACGACATGTTCTACTCCTTTAAGCTATACGAACAATAGCGTTTGATGCGTTAGCAGTTGGGAACTCTATAGTTAAATCACCTGCAGTAGCAGATACCGTACCACCAAAGTCGATGACAGCGATAGCAGAGTTACTATTTGCAGTGTTATATATAATACAACCATCAGCAGATACAGTTACGTTTGCAAATACTTCGTCAGTAAAGTCTACAGTAGCAGTTGTACCATCTGTTGCAATAGTTGCACCATCTAGTGCTTGACCACCTGCAGTATAATTTGTACCGCTTGCTTCATCAGAGTTACCTGTTACGTCAGAATAGTTAGTTGTAGCAGCACCATATGTACCTGTTGGGGATGCTTTAATAAGTGCTAGTTTAAGTGAATCAGTATCAAGGTCGTGTAAGCCACCTAGTAACTCGGACTTAAAACTTGTGCACATTGCAGTCGTGATAGCCATTTATAATCTCCTATAATATCACATGTTGTAAAGGGCAACCCTAAAGCTGCCCTTCACTTACATTAAGTTAAGCTAAAGTGTCTCTATCTACTTCGTCAGCAGACATATCACCTTGGTCACCTATATCCATCATCATTGCGTATACACGGATTTTACCTGCACTGAATGATGCACCACTACCTGCTAATAACACATCAATAGTGTCAGCAGAAGTAGAAGCAGTCAAACCTGTGATTGCAATTTGAGGAGCATAAGCACCATCGGCTGCACCATCAATATCAAAAGTTGCAACAAACTCATCAACGTCACCACCTGTAAAACCAAGTGATGCTGTTGCGTCTGTACCAGTATTCTGAGTTGCACTTTCTACAACCTGAAGACCTGCAGCCACAACAAGAGTATTAGCTGGAATTGTGATAGCTTGAATGGTATCACCGTTAGGATTAATACTATTAGCAGTTAAGTCAATAACATTATCTATATAGTATACGTTTCTGCCTCTCTGGGAGTTGCCAGAAGCGGCTTTAAGAACAGCAGTAATATTCGCCATAATTCAATCTCCCTTACGCTAAGTGATAAGCACAAGTAGCGATTGCTTCAGGGCGAAGTATCTTTCTACCGTACAAATGCATACCACGAACAATATCAGCAAAAGAATCAGGGTCTCTATAAGTCTCTGTCTTGTTGATTTGCTCGGCAGTAGCTACTGATGAAGAATGACCAGCAACAATTATACCAAAGTCAGTAGAACTGTTAGTACCAGTATTAGATGGTCCAGTACCTATTTTTGGTAGATTGTTTGACTGATAAACCTTGAAACCATGTAGGTTGTTTAGGATTAAACCATTCTGTAGTCCAGTACCACCAAAGTCTGCATCAAATAATCTTGAATCTTCATCCTTTAGTACTTCTATAAATACAGGGTCTAATACTAACCATCTACCATTAGTGTCAACATTCTGTTGGTCTAATAGTCTTGACATTCTAGCTATAACAGTTAATGGGTTTCTATCTCCATTAGCAGGAGCTGCAGAAGTAGCTGCACCTGTTCTTGGTAAGATAGCTACAGCATCACCTGCTGAACCACCGAAGTCTCCTGCATCA